CCTGGACACAGCGAACCTTCGGCTGGCGTTCGTGGCGCCGCTGAATGGAAGCGTCCTCGTCCGCCTGGCCGGCACCACGCACGGCGGGTCCGCTACCCCGTTCAACCCATCGGTTCTCCTGGGCGTCCTCGAGGGGACCACGGTCCGCGGCCGGGTCTCCGCCAACGGCTACCCCCAGGCGGCCGTGGGTGCCGCCACCACCTACGTGTCCGTGGAAGGCCTGTTCCTCGTCACGGGGCTGACCGCGGGCACCACCTACACGTGGGACGCCGCCTATGGCGTGGAGGTGGGCGTCGCCGCGTCAGGTCTCAAGTACGGTGGACCGAACGACGCCACCGCCGGCTCCGCCTTCGGAGCGTTCGTGTTCGAGATATGGGACACCTGACCTAAGAGGAGCTGTAGGGCATGAGCGGCTCGTTTAAGGTCATCCAGCGCACCCCGCCCAGGGTGACGATTCGGGACGCCTCGAACGCCACAGGCGACGGGGACGCGCTAACAGCGGCCGCGATCCCCAGCCAGTCCGTCACCGGCACTAACGGCTCGTTCTACTACGACGGAACCCGGTGGTGGTACCGCCAGAACCTCCCGTCCGGCATCGCCGGCCAGTTCCGTCTGGCCATCCCGAACGGCCCCACCCAGTTGTTCCGGGGCCGGCTCGAGGTGCCCACCACCCTGACCCAGCCGCGCGTCATCTTGGGGCCGCGCTACTCCGCCGGCTACACGTCTCGGATTGTGCTCACCGCCGCCCGCCAGGTCGCGGTTCAGATCGGCGTCTCCCCGTTCACAGTGCTGGGCACCACGGCCATACCTGGCGGGATTCCGGCCGGGTCGGAGCCCGATATCCAGGTGGAGTCCAGGTCCGCGGACGGAACCGCCAAGGTAACCGTTTACGCCCAGGACAGCGCCACGAAACTGGCGGAGCTGTACGTCACAGGCCTGACGCCACAGGCCACCATGACCCACTACGACGTGGGCTCGAATGACAACATCGCCCAGGCCGTTGACCTCCGCTGGACGAACCTCCAGTTTGCGGTGGGCACCGGGGACCTCGAGTTCTACGACGGCGCCAAGGTGGAGCCGGCCGCGCCCGCCATCCCTACCGGGAACTTTGACGTCGTGGTCGGATTCATCCAGTCGAACATGCGAGGCCGCGCCGACGATTTCGACCCTGCCACGGACACCTACCGGCCAGGCGTCTACCACTGGAACCCCACCACGAACGCGGTGGTGAGGATCGACACGGAGCCCGCCGGCACCCTGGCCACGTTCGAACAGGTGCCCTACATGGGACCGCTGAACACATGGTCCCGGGCGTACGTGGACGGCGGCCAGCTGGCGGCCGGCCGGAGCCTCCTCGTGGTCAACCTGGCCGAAGGTGGGACCGGTGTCACCCTGCCCGACTCGAACGGCGGAAACGAGACGTGGTGGCCGTCTGAAACAGCGGCCAAGACGGACCTGTACGCCAGGGCCATAGCGGAGCTCCAGACGCTCTGGGCGGCCATTGGCGCCGGGTCCAAGGTGGTGGCCGTGCTGGCCAACCATGGCTCCACGGACGGCACGAACAACACGCCGGCGGACGTGTTCACCTCGAGGGCCACAGAGGTGATCCAGAGCGTCCAGGCGTTCGTCTACAGCGCCGGCATGACCACGGACCAGGCCGCGCCGTACGTCATGATGCAAATGCGGCCGTCCCTGATCGCGGGCGAGACCCGGCACGCCATCATTGACCAGGCCCAGCAAGTCATGGCCAGGACACTCCCCGGTGTCCGCTACGCCTACTCCCCAGTGGGCACAGAGTACGAACGGCCCGATTCGGTCCACTTCAACGCCGCCGGTGTCCGGGAGATAGGGACCCGGCTGTACGCGGCCTGGCTCACAGCCGCCAGCACTGGGCAACTGACCGGCTCAGGCCAGGTAACGGGCGCCCCGAAGCCTGCCGTGGCCCTCCAGGGCACCGTGAGCGGCTCTGGGGCTGTGACCGGCGCCGGCGTCCCCTTCCAGGTGTCCTCCGGTGCGGGCTCCACCTCCGGAACGGGCACTGTGACCGCCACTGGCGCTCCGCGTGCGGCCGCGCCCGGGTCCACTTCCGGGTCTGGCGTGGTCACAGCCTCGAGCGTGCCGTCCACCCAGGGGACAGGTGCCACCTCCGGCTCTGGACTCGTCACCGCTACCGGACGCCCATCCCTGGCCCGCCCTGGCGCCCTGTCGGGCTCTGGCGTAGTCACCGCCGCCAGTTCCGCATCCCCGGCCGCCACGGGCTCCGTGGCGGGCTCTGGCGACGTCGCCGGCGTAGGTGTGGGAACGGAGGCCGCCGGCGCCACAGGGTCCAGCGCTGGGACTGGCGTGGTCGCTGGAGCCGGAACGCCGCGGGTCGCTGTTCAGGGCGTGATGTCTGGCGCCGGCACTGTCACCGCAGGCGGCGCCTTCCGCGCCGCGGCCGCGGCCGCCCTGTCTGGGGCTGGCGCCGTGTCTGCTGTGGGCACGCCTTCCACCTCGAGCGCCGGCGCGCTCACAGGTGCCGGCGCGGTGGTAGCCGCTGGGATTGGTGGCTCCACCTCCCAGGCGTCCGTCTCTGGGTCCGGTGTGGTCACCGCGGCCGCCCAGTCGAACCTGGCGGCCGCCGGCGGCGTTTCCGGTGTCGGGTCCGTGGTGGGTGTGGCTGTGCCGCGCCTGTTCGCCGGCGGGAACGTGGCCGGCTCTGGGCTGGCCGTAGGTGTGGGTGCGTCTGGCTCGAGCACAGCCGGCGCGCTCACCGGTACAGGCCTGGCCGCCGGTGTGGGTGTGGCCGCTACCGGCTCCAGCGCCGCCCAGGCTGGCTCTGGGCTCGTCGTGGGCTCCGGTGGTGGCGCCGGGCAGGCCAACGGCTCCACGTCCGGTGTGGGCGCTGTGGTGGGTGCGGCCACGGCCAGGATTGTTCGCGCCGGCGCGCTGGCCGGGTCTGGGTCTGCGATCGGTTCCCCGTCCGTGTCTGTCGCGGCCGCCGCCCAGGTTGCGGGGGCAGGGCTCGTGACGGGCGCTGGCGTGGCCACGAGTGCCGCCGGCGGCGCTGGCGTCCTGGCGGGCACAGGTGCGGCCACAGGAGCCGCGCTCGTCACAGCTGGAGCACAGGGCGGGCTCACCGGCGCCGGCGTCGTAGCGGGCTCTGGCGGCACCGTGGGCAACGGGGCCGGCTCCCTGTCCGGAACCGGCACGGTGGTAAGCCTGGGAGTGGCGCGGCCGGCGTTTACCACCGGCACCTCCGGCCCTGGGTCTGTGGTTGGCGCCGGCGCGGCCCGGCCTGCCAGGACAGGAGCCCAGAGCGGCTCCGGTGTGGTTGCTGGCGTGGTCACGTCCTCGTTCGCTCGAGGCGCCGGCACCCTCTCCGGTGTGGGCATCATCCTGGCCGCCGTGCTCGTCCGGCTCTCCCGCGGCGCCGAGCTCGAGGGCGCCGGCGTCGTCACCGGGCACGGCCGAGACTCCACGGTTTACAGCACGCCACCGCCCTGGGATCCCGGAGTGCCTGACTTCGGCTCCGTGGCGCCCTGGGTTGCCCAGTTCTGACTACCCAGCCTGACCGGTGCTCACCGGTCAGAGTGAGGTAACCTGTACTCCGAGAGCCGGCCACGGAACCCCCGAGACGGGGCCGGCTCTCACTCACTAGGCCCGGGTGGTCACAGAGGAGGAACAGCGTGGCGTCTATCTCCGACGAACAGCGCGAGCTCATCCTCTCCAGCCACAGGAACGGTTTGGGCCGCAACGCCATAGCGAAGATAGCCGGCGTCTCTCCCGGCTCCGTGTCGTCCATCGTGAAGGCGTCCGGTGGCTCGTTCGGGGAGCGCGTCCAGGCCATGGAGCAGGCCACCAAGACACGGAAGGTGGAGCTGGCGGAGAAGCGGTCCGCGCTCGAGCTGGACCTCCTGAACGACGCCCGCCGGCTCCGCTCCCTCCTGTGGAAACCCATGACCTACATAGACCACGGCGGGAAAGAGTTTACGGAGGTGACGTGGGAGCAACCCACCCCGTCTCCGTCCGATCAGCTCAAGCTTATGCAAGCCGCCGGGCTGGCTCTAGACAAGTCGCTCCGCATCACCGAAGCGTCCAGCGACCAGGGCGTGGAGCAGGCGAAGTCCATGCTGGCCGGCCTGGCCGAATCCCTGGCGTCCGCCTGGACCCAGATCCAACAAACAGAGGAGCCGCAGTGAACGAAGAATTCCCGGGCTGGACGGACAACCCTCCCGCCCGTTCCACTGGCCCGTTCGACGTCCACAGACCCGGGGATCCGTGCGAGAAGTGGAAGAACCCACTCCCGCATGATCCCGCCACCTGTGAGGCCCCGCCGTGCCGTTGGGCTGTGGCGAAGTGAGCAGGGTTCGTATCCGCATGGCGAACAAAGACACCTACACAATTGAGGAGCTCTCCGACGAGGACACCCTCGAGCTCGTGGCGGACCTCGAGGAGGGCACCTCCAAGACGCTGACGCTGACCATGGACGAGGACAAAGACACTTCCGGCATTGTCCACCTCATGCGCGCCCAGGTGTCCGCCGTGGAGGTGGACTAGATGGCTCAGGAGCCGGATGTCACGTTCACCGCGGCGGAGTGGGCGGCGAAGGTGGACCAGGCCGCACGCCTGGCCATCCAGGCTGGCCGATACCGGACCCAGATAGACCGGGTGCGCCAGGTGCTCCCGCTCCTGTCCGCGGACGCTCAGGAGACAGTCAAAGAGGCGCTCGAGCTTCCCGTCCCCGTAGGCGAGTGACAATCAGCGGAATAATATTCCGGAGAATGTCACCATGAGTGTGGAAGCGTTTACGCGCGCCATTCCGCTCTCCCGGAAACAGATCCAGTCCGTGGTGGAGTCCACTTCCACCGTGAACCTGTGGACGGGCGCTATCCGGTCCGGCAAGACGATAGCCTCCCTCCTCAAGTGGCTCATGTTCGTGGCCACCGCGCCCTACGGCGGCCAGCTCGTCATGGTGGGACGGACCCGGGAGGCCCTGGCCCGTAACGTGTTCGCTGTGCTCCAGGATCCGCTCCTGTTCGGGGAGCTGGCCAAACAGGTGGTCTACACGCCGGGCGCCGGCTGGGGCTACATCCTGGGCCGGAAGGTGTGGGTGTTCGGCGCCTCCGACGTGCGCGCGGAGATGACCCTCCGCGGGATGACTGTGGCCGGCGTCTACGGGGATGAGGTGACCCTGTGGAGTGAGCCTCTCTGGGTGACGCTCCTGGGCCGGATGTCCGTGGACGGCGCCCAGCTGTTCGGCACCACCAACCCGGACTCTCCGTCCCATTGGTTCAAGGTCAACGCCGTGGACCGCGCGCCCTATCTGGGATGGAAGGTGTTCCACTACCTTCTGGAGGATAACTCCTGGCTCACCACGAATAACCCGGGGTACGTGGAGCGGATCAAAAAGGAATACACCGGCCTATGGTATCGGCGCTTCATCTTGGGCGAGTGGGTCCAGGCGGAGGGCGCCGTATATGAAATGTGGGACGTGGCAAAGCATGTCATTCCCCACAGTCAACTTCCCCAGATTCAACACGTCATAGCCGTGGGTGTGGACTATGGCACCACGAACCCCACGCGCGGCCTCCTCATCGGCTGGGGCTACGGCCCGGACAACGTGGCCCGGCTGTACGTCCTGGACGAGTGGGCGCCAAGTGGAGGCACGGACGCGGAGCTCAGTCTCCAGTTCCGGGCGTGGATCAACAGCCGGGAGCCGGCGGCCTGGAGGTTCCCGGAGTGGGTGTTCGTGGACCCGGCGGCCGCATCGTTCAAGCTCCAGCTGTTCCAGGACGGCCTCACGAACGTAGCCAACGGCCACAACACGGTTCTCCCTGGCATCCGGACCCTCTCCAGCCTGTTGTCCACGCGGCTCCTCCTCGTCTCCGACCGTTGCGAGAAGCTCATAACCCAGCTCCCCGGATATGCTTGGGACCCGAAGGCGACAGCGAAGGGAAAGGATGAGCCAATCAAGGTCAATGACCACGAAGTGGACGCCCTCCGCTACGCCGTGCACTCCAGCCGGGCGCTGTGGCGCGATCAGATCCCGCTCACCGCGGCCACCGCTCAAGCGCCAGGCGCGGACGAGCTCCCACGGTGAACTACCTCGAGGAGCGTCATGCCACTACCTGAAACCGCGCGAAGCCTAGACCTGCCCTGGCCGCCGGCGGAGCTAGCCAAGGTCACGCCGAAACTCCAGGAATGGTCCTCGTGGTACTCCGGGGACGTCCGCGAGCTCGAGCTCCAGTATGGCCACCAGGGCGCCGTGGCGCCGGCCACCCGCCCGTCTCAGTTATCCGGCGGCGTCAGGGGTTCCGTGGCCCGGTGGTTCTGGGGTTCCCCTGTCGCTGTGGGCCAGCCGCGCGCCAAGCTCCACGTTCCGGTGGCGTCCGACATCGCCACCGCGTCCGCCGACCTCCTGTTCAGCGAGGCTGTGGCCATCGGCTACCCGGACGAGGTGCCCGACACGGCCCGGGACCGTCTCCAGCTCATCCTGGACCGGAACAACTGGGACTCCCTCCTCCTCGAGGCCGCGGAGGTGAACGCCGCCCTGGGCGGGATCTACCTTCGTGCGACCTGGGACAAAGAGGTGGAGCCAGACTGTCCGATCATCACCGCCGTACACGCGGACGCCGCCTGGCCAGAGTTCCAGTGGGGCCGCCTCCGCGCCGTCACGTTCTGGCGGAAGGTAGACGAGCAGGGAGAGACAGTCCTCCGCCACCTCGAGCGCCACGAGCCGGGCAGGATCGAACACGGCCTCTACCAGGGCACCCGGGACAAGTTGGGCCGCCGCGTCCCGCTCACGGACTCCAGGGCCACAGCGGGGATCACTGTGGACGACCAGGCCGGCATCTCCACTGGGTTCGAGGGGCTCACCGCCGTGCACGTGCCGAACATGCGACCCAACCGGGCGTGGCGCTCCGACCCGCTGGGTTCGAACCTGGGCCGGTCCGATTTTGCCGGCGTGGAGCCGCTCATGGACGCCGTGGACGAGACCTGGACGTCATGGATGCGAGATATTCGCCTAGGCAAGGGCCGCGTCATCGTCCCGAACTACATGCTGGCCCCCGGCGGCCCTGGCCGGCCTTCCACGTTCAACGTGGACCAGGAGGTGTTCGTGGGTCTGGGCATGGCGCCCAGCGAGGACCCAGGCTCCACCGGATCCACGATGAGCGTCCAGCAGTTCCAGATCCGCACAGAGGAGCACGCCGGCACCCTCAAGGGACTCCTGTCGCAGATCTTCCGCGGCGCCGGCTACTCCGGGCAGACGTTCGGGATCGCGGACGAGGCCACCGCCACCGCCACCGAAGTCCACGCCCGCGAGCGCCGTTCGATCACCACCCGGGAGAAGAAAACCCGCTACTACGTGGACGGCCTGGCCCGGTTCCTGGAGGCCGTCATGGCTGTGGATCGCGCTCAGTTCCGTGGAGGCATTGAACCGTTTCGACCGGAGCTCGAGTTCCCGCCGGCGGCCGCGCCGTCTCAGCAGGAGATAGCCACCACGGTCCAGATGTTCCACGCCGCGGAGGCCATCTCCACCCATGAGCGCGTGGTTATGGTCCATCCGGACTGGGACGACAAGCAGATCAAGGCGGAGGTGGAGCTCATCCTGAAAGAATCCGCCGCCAAGGTGCCCGACTTCGGCCCGCTCCCCGGAGACGGGAACGAGGACGGCGAGGACCCGGCCGCCCAGGGTGACATTCCGCCGGATCCGGGCGAGAACCTCCCGCCGGCGTGAGTGTATCTCCCGCCCTGGCGGAAGGCCTGTCCAGGGACGTGGTGGCCGTCTACGCCGAAGCGGAGCGCCTCCTGTTGCTCCGTATCGGGAAGAGCCTGGCCGCCGGCCTCGAGGCGCCCGACTGGGCGGAGCGGAAGCTCCTCGAGGTGCAGCTCCTCCAGAAGTACACGGCCCGCGACCTCCTGGCCGCCACAGGTCCAGCCAGAGCTGGCATGGCCGGAGGTGTCACCACCGCCTGGAACCGTGGCGTGGCGGCCGCTGACGCTGACCTGGCGGAATACGTCCGGGAGGGCATCGCGGCCGCGGCCACGAACGAGGCTCAGCTCCGGGCGCTCGTGCACGAGTCCGTTTCTGTCCTCCGCCCGGCCCACGAGCGCGTCCTCCACACCATCCCGGACGTGTACCGCGACGTCATCCGCGCCACCTCCCCCCAGGTGCTCACCGGCACCCAGACGCGCCGACAAGCCGCCCAGGCCGCCCTGGACAAGTTCGCTGACGCCGGCGTTACCGGATTCGTGGACGGCCGTGGGCGCCACTGGGACCTCATGTCCTACATAGAGATGGCCACCCGGGCCGCGACTGGCCGGGCGGCCGTGGATGGCCACATGGCGCGCCTCCAGGCCATGGGCCAGAACCTCGTCATGGTGAGCGACGCTCCCCAGGAGTGCGCCCTGTGTCGGCCGTTCGAGGGCCAGGTGTTCGCCATCGTCGCGGACGGCACCCACACGTCCCTGGCGGAAGCTCGAGCGCGTGGCCTGTTCCACCCCGGGTGCCGGCATTCCACCGCGCTCTACCAGGAGGGGATCACCCGGCGCCCCGACCCATCGGAGACGGCGGA